ACAGAAGGGAATGAATCAGGATGCGTACACTTGTCCGCTCAGTTGGTCGTTCCAGTATTGGTGGAGAACCGCTCCCTAGTTGCTTTAAGGCATTCGAAAGTAACAAGATTATCATTAGGCGCTCTGAGGTTTCGATGTTCGCAGCCGCACCTGGAGTCGGAAAGTCAACACTAGCACTGGCTTTAGCGTTGAAGATGAAAGTCCCAACACTTTACATCTCAGCAGATACCAATGCACACACGATGGCTATGCGATTAGCCTCAATGATTTCAGGTAAGTCACAGACTGACGTTGAAGCATTGATGAATACAGACCATGGTTGGACAAAGGCAACACTTGCAAAGGGTAGCCACATTGTATGGTCGTTTGAATCAGCACCAACACTACAAGATATTGATGAAGAAGTGCAAGCCTTCGAAGAACTATGGGGTTGCCCACCAACATTGATTGTTGTAGATAACTTAATGGATGTAGCCACCGATGGTGGCGAAGAGTTTGCATCAATGCGTGCAATCATGAAGGAGTTGAAGTATCTTGCGAGAGCGACTAACGCTGCAGTGGTTGTACTACACCACACTTCGGAGGCTGTCCAAGGTAGCCCGTGTCAACCGCGCTCCGCTATTCAGGGTAAGGTTGCTCAACTTCCTGCTCTTATATGTACCCTCGGCGTTGTTGGTACTTCTATGGGTGTCGCACCTGTTAAGAATAGATACGGTAGGGCTGACGCAGGAGGAGGACTCATGACATGGGTTGCTTTCAATCCTGAGTACATGTTTATTGATGATATACCAGAGAATGTTTAAGGAGAATAATGGAAAAGACACTAGAGATTCATTTGCATGAACAAGCAGTAGAGTTTTCTCGCTTGCTTTCTAAGCACGCAGTTCAGGTTTCAAAGGATGATTGGTATGTACCTGGTCAGGTTGCATTAGATATCGTCAGCGGACGAATCAAGGAATAAGGAGAAGCAATGTTAATGGATGATACACTAAAGAAGTTAAAGCAAGATGCATATGTGCAGGGCTGGCAAGATGCAGCAGATTCAATCACATCTAAGTTTGAACAGTCACTACGAAATGCAATTCAAAATGTAGAAGTACCTAACTTTGAGGATACTAATGACAACAAGGAAGAGTCACAAGGCTAGAGGAGCAACCTATGAAACCGACATACGAGACTGGTTTCGAGCAAATGGATACGATTCTGAGCGACTTGCTCGAACAGGTGCAAGAGATGAGGGCGACGTTGTTGTCCGCTCAGACTTCCTTGGTAGCATTGGCGTTATCGAATGTAAAGCCCCAGGGGCAGGCAACGCCATTGACCTTAGTGGTTGGACAAAAGAAGCACAGATTGAAGCAACGCATTATGCAGAAGCAAGGGGTCTCGACCGTAACTCTGTCCTCCCAGCAGTACTTATCAAGGCTAGAGGAAAATCAATAGCAGATTCATATTTAGTATTACGATTAGGAGATGTATTCGGTGAATAATTTGCCCAGTATCAAGGCTGTACTAGAACACTATGGTGCTAGTATGCGTCGTGACCATGGGCAAGTCAACCTCAAGTGTCCGTTCCACGGTGACTCACATCAAAGCGGAACAGCAAACCTAGACGATAATCTATTCGTATGTTTTGCCTGTGGTGTACAAGGAAACAGTTTACAAATCATAGCACAACAAGAAGGGTGTGACATACGTGGCGCAGCAAAATTCGCAGAAGGAACTCTTGGGCATAGCGTCCAAGCGGTATCAGGAAAGCATCTATCAGGCAGAAGATTACCTTCGAAGCAGGGGTATAACTCTGGAGGTAGCACGGTTGGCACGATTAGGCGTAGTCGCGGAGCCTGAACCAGGACATGAACAGTATACTGGAAGACTTAGTATACCTTATGTAACTAAGTCAGGCGTTGTAGACATACGCTTTCGCTCACTCAACCCTGCTGTTGAACCCAAGTATATGGGTATGGTGGGTGCAGATACAAAGATGTACAACGTATTAGATATTGAACGAGCAGGTGATTGGATTGGAGTATGCGAAGGTGAACTCGACACCCTTACTATGTCACGATGTGTTGGAATCCCCTGCGTCGGAGTACCAGGAGCAAACTCTTGGAAGAAACACTACACAAGATTACTTGCTGACTTCGAGCGAATCTTTGTATTCGCAGATGGTGACGGACCAGGACGAGAGTTTGCAAACAGTTTGGCAAGAGAGTTACCAGTCACTATCGTGGGATTCGGTGACGGGGAAGATGTTAATTCGGCATACACGAAGTACGGTGCGCATTTCATTAAAGAAAAGATGGGCTTAACAAATGAAGAATGATATGAAGAAATGCCCTCAGTGTGGTGAATTGTTTGAGAATGTATTCGAAGCGATTGACCACTTGCTTGAAGAAGATGAAGACTTTGACCCAGCACTTATACTTCCAAATGGTTATAGATTAATGATTGGTTCTTTGTTGAAATGTTTATACAAATATTCTAATGAACCAGAAAAGATTGAAGAGATAACAGAGTCAACCTATCTTACTTTGTTTACAGCAGAGACTAACCCGCTTCAGATAATGAATGTGGTAGAAGATATGATAGTTGATTCAAGTATGATTGGAATTGATGACGAACTTAAACACCTCTTGGAAAATGGAGAATGAAGAGATATGGCAGATTATCCAATACGTATCAGGACTGGGATTACAGATAGAGTCATATCAGAATCAAGACGGTTGGCTGAAGATAACCTTAACGATACCTCTATTAAGCGCGAAGTCCATCTAGAGGTGCACTTGAGCAACACAGTCAAGGAGTTGTCTGACTTGTTGCTGAGTAAGCATAAGGACTATGGTCCTAAAAATATTTCACAAGCACCTGGCGGTGCAATTAATGGCTTACGTGTACGTATGCATGACAAGTTAGCACGAATCAATAACCTGATTGACAGTGGTGCAAACCCTGAGCACGAATCCTTAGAAGATTCCTTCAAGGACATGGCTAACTATGCAATCATTGGGTTGCTGGTTCTACGAAAGCAATGGGACAATGACTAATAAATCTTCATTCGATTTAGACTTTGGATACGGACGTAAAGGTGAGCAGTTAGTAGATGAGTTGCTTACTGGTGGACGCACAGTAGAAGTAAAGCGTGACCGCAAGTGGGCCAAGACAAACAATCTTTATATTGAAACTGAATGTTACTTCAAGAAGATTGAGGCATGGGCTCCATCAGGGTTGATGGTAACAGAGGCAGCGTACTGGGCATTTGTGCTAGAAGAAAGCACATTGATTGTACCGATTGATGCACTTAAATATGCAGTAAAAGAATTCGGTAGAGAGATTGAATGTAACATACCACCTAATCTTTCTAAGGGTAAGTTAATAACTGTTGATGATTTAATGTCGGCAACACGACTATATAAGAAAGCAAAGGCAGATGAACTGGCAACGCATTGAACCTTGGGACTATGTTGTAGTGGCTGTAGCCTCTGAGTACCATAGGAAGTATGCTATGGTTGAGTTAGAGGATATCAAGCAATCACTATACGAATGGTTTATCGAGCACCCTAATAAGTTAGACGAGTGGGAAGCGATAGGCAAGAGAGATGCAAAGAACTTAATCTATCGTAGCCTACGCAATCAGGCATTAGATTATTGTCAGAAGTGGAAAGCCAAATCAGTTGGCTATGAAGTATCTGATTTATTTTACTATGCCCCTGAAGTTGTAGAGGCTATGTTGCCTGCTGTCTTGCGACATGACTTAACAATTACACCACAGTTAAATCTTGGTGGTAGTAGCACACCAACCGCACCATCTGAGGGCGGAAACTTAATGGCAATGATGATTGAAATTGACTGGGGTTACTGGAAGTTAAGCAAAGATGATAGGCGCATAATCTTTCTACGCCATGCTGAGTCAATGGATTACAAGGAGATATCTAATACACTATCCTTGGGTTCAGAAGATGCAGCACGAATGAGAACTAAGCGTGCGCTTAATCGTTTGATTAGTAAAATAGGTGGGCATAAGCCCTATAGAGATGAAGACTCCACCCCTGCTGGCAAAGAGGTTGAACCAGCAGAGGCGGAATCTTTAGAGGAAGGCGACGAGCACAATAACACAGATGAATAGTGCTATTGCTGATGTTATACTCGCGCCCCCAAGCACGACACCACCTATAAATAATGCAGTAAACTTAGTTGCTTTGAAACTATTCATCAATGTATTGTTCCATATCTTCTAAGTCTAACTCTGCTGGGTCGACATACATATCTTCCCCATGTATGTCGTAGAACTCTTCTATCTCTTTCATGCTGGCGAATTGAAGCGCGTCATTGCTTGGCTCACAAGCAGAACAACCACCATCAATACATACATCACACATGTTACCCTCCTGTTGAATAGAAACCACTACCATTAAACTTAACTGGTGGTGCACTATATACTCTAGACATTGGTTCATTACAGTTATCACAGTAAGGAACAATCTCTTCTTCTGTCATACCTCTAGTGATAGTGATGACTGATGAGTCAGCATCACATTTGTATTCATAACTCGCCATCTTGTTTCGCTTTCTCTATTACTTGTATCAATGCCAAGCCTGACTCAGTTAAGTTCCACGCTTGGTCCCACTCATCAAACTCATCCATTTGTTTCCTCTCCTGATTCCCATGGGTCCGTGTATTGTCTTGCCATATCACGATTGATTGCGTCTAGAAGAGCACTAGGTATCCTCATTGTTGGTGGGTCTATCATTAGTGTGCGATACTCTTCAGCACGTTCTTGCTTCTTAACTACGTGGTGTAGAAACTCACTCATCTTCTGTCCCTTCAGGTGTCGGTGCTGTTGCTAGTGTACCACACTCAGCACATTCCATGTCAAGAAAGTACATACCAATCTCACCATCTTCGTCGAACATGGTCTTTAAGTTCCAAATTGCACAGCCACAAGGACATACTGTGGTTGGTTCACCTCTAATGTCCATAGCCTGAGTGTAGTCAGGCTTCATCTCTGTCACATGCTTAGCCAAGTTTGTCACCTCTGTGCTTAGCGTTACGCATGTGTATGTAGTGCGTCTCGGGTGCGTATGCACACTCAATACCTGAACTATGGAACATGTGCTCTGTTGCTGGTCTGTTACCTCTGGCTGGCACAGGTACGCGCAACGGGTTGCTAGTAATTGGTTTGTTACATGACATGCACATAACTTTATAGTCTTCTATTAGGCTCATCAGTGCCAACCTTTCTGTTTAAAGTGTAGCCATGCTTCGCATGGTGTTCCGTATCTGTAGTAAATATAATCCAACCCACGCTCTATCTGTCGTGGTGCTGGTGTAGCAGGGTCAAGCCCCAACAGTTGTGGGATACCACCAGCATGCTTCCCCATCACCCTGATACTGTTCCAAGCATCAGGATTCCATGCTGATTCTTTACCCCATAATCTGGTGAGGCATGACCACTGCTCTTCTTGCCACTCGCTGAGTTTGTCTCTAGCGTATGCCTTGCTATCTTCCTTACTCCAAGTAACTTGCACGCCTTTGTCTGTTGTGTCCGTGCTTTGTCTTGAGTTGTCCGATACAAACCATACTACTAATACAAGTAGCAAGAAACTTATTGCTTTCACAGGCTTACCTTCTCTCTAACTTTGTTAGCAAATGCTACCGCTGTACTTCTGTACTCGCTATCGATAGGTTCACCTGCTTCTAATAGTCGCTCACCTGATAGTGTGCCACCCCAAACTCCATAGTCTATGTTGTCTGGCTTCATGCCTTCTGCCTTACATTCTACCACAGCAGGACAGTAAGAGCAAATCGTTAGTGCTCGTATTGCATTGTTAACTGTGTTAGAAAACCATAGGTCAGGGTTAACGTCACCTGTACATAGACCATTCATTGTTAACCTTATCTCTCTAGTGCTATCTCTGTCATCTCGTCGAACTCTTCGTCAAGTTCCTCTTCTTCATCATACCCTAACGCTACGTCGTCGTCAAGTGGTGGCTCATAACTCATGCTTAAACTCCTTACCTACCTTGTATTCGGCAGCGATACTATCTACTGCCAACTCTAATCTACCCCTTAATTCTTGTTGCTGTGCTGATGTTAAATGAAACATCATCTCGTTAGTTAATTCTGCTTTCCATACTACTGTCATAATGTATCCTCTCTTAATGTTAGTGAGCAGTTTAATGTCATGCTCAGGACAGGGCACGAAGTTGTTACGCTTCGAACACCACTTCTGTGTAGCCATCTAGTCGCTCATGTGTTGTGACTAGACCCTTGCTACCAGTAAGGTGCTTGTATGTGCCGTTGCCTAGTGATACCCACATAGACTTAGGCTTAAAGCGTGTCTGTGAGGCTGTCGCCTTCACGATAGTACCACGCTTAGGGAAGTCGCTCGAAGAGTCGAACGCGTTGTATGAAATCTCGTCTGCAATAATGCGTAATTCATCAGCAAGACCGAGAATAGTTTGGGTTGTGGACATTTGTTACCTCTCTGTTGTTAGTATAGGAATTGGCTTAGCGATTGTTTGCTTTGCCAGTTAGTGTTTGGTGTGTAACATAGACAGTCATCTATCATGATTGAACAATCAAAGCATGACTTGCACATGTTACAGTAGTACGGGTTGTCTGTCAAGTCTGTGGCTGACTCGCAATAGGGGCAGACTTCTAAGTCTACCTCTACTTCATAGTCCCACATACCATGTTTAAGCATTGAGTACTCACGTGGCTCGTAAGCATAAGGTTTGATTGCCATTGTGGGCTTAGGCTCTAGGTATGTTGTGCGTTTGTGGCTCTGATTAGACCACCAAATACCCTCATTGTCCCATGAACCAGCCGACTCATTGAGTAGATACATAGGGTGCTTGGCTGCTGGGTCTATTGTTAGGATAGCAATCTTGCTACCCTTAGCCCAAGTCTCAGCCATTATCCATACGTTATCGTCATCAAGTGCAGACACACCACCAATTCTAGGTAGTGTATCCTCAGCGAAGACTCGCGTATCGCTACGCTTGTCGGACTTGCCGATACTTATGTCAAGCACACCATTGTGTGCTAGGTAAGTACGCTCATCACCACCAACCATGAAGGGGTGGCAATTCTGTTCGTTCTTAACACCATGTGTGGCGTATCGTGCGTGCCACATGGCGTAGCCGTCTGGGAATTGCTTGCGTAATTCCAAGAAGCGTGCAATAGATTTTTTAGCAGACATGCTACGCTCGGAGATAATCCTATCGCCAGCATGTATAGCAAATCCAAATCCGTGTGGATTACTACACGCGCCAGCGTGTAAGTCTGCTTCGTTTGGTGTGGAGTTTGGCTCGCACACTATAAGTAAGCACATGTTATCATCTCCCTCATGCGTTAGCAACTATCTTGTTGTTGATGTCTACTGATTGTATCTTGTCCAACCTAGAGTACAGGTCGGGGTAGAGTCCATTGTTGGACACTACATAGTCAGCGAACCAGTCCCAAGATAATGCGCCAAGTTTGACGTCATCTAGGCGTAGGTCTCTAGTGTATTCTACCATGGCTTGCGCTAAGTCTAGAGCACTTAGCACCCCACTTGTGTTCATTGTGCCCCTAAAGAAGCGCAATTCTATGGTGTGTGCGTTCTGAGTATTGACCGCAGAGTATCTCTCTGAGGGTGTGAACGCGGGACTTGCTACCTTATGCTTGAGTGAGAACACAGGTCTGTCATACTCATCAAAGGTGTACACGTCATTAAACCTAGCGAACCTAGACTTACGACCTGCAAACTTCATCATGTGTGGTGCGTTGTGGTACACAAAGGCTATGAACCTATGCAAGTGTGCGCCACTACTAAACCCTGCCCTGCTAAGGTGTATGTGTAAGCCACAGGTATCTGTATCCCATGACCTGCCACTATGCTCTGTGCGTAGAGTCTCAATCGTATCCCATAGCAACTTGCTATTCTCTCTATACTCTTGGTGAGTATGAGGGTGAGTTACAATCTCGAACCCGTTACTAATACTGCCGTCATGCTTAAGGTATGCTAAGCCGTCTAAGTTACGGCTGGCAAACGTGGCAGGTAAGGCTGTGTTATCCTTAAACTCTACCTCTAACTCGAAGCCGAGATACATGCCATGCTTGTTAGTACCCTTGAAGTTAGGGCGTGGCTTGCATGAGTAATCATGTATAGCACCACCCGAACGATAGGTACGGCAACATCTACCCTCTACTGTATCGCTATCACGACAGTCGCATGGATAGTCGTTGTGGTATGACTCGTCACAGTCATCACAGTAGTAGCAGTTGTCAGAGTAGCAACTCTCACAGTAAGGCGTATCGCCTACATAAGTCGTACTCTCTGACGAAGACTCGGAACAACTCTCACAGTAGTAACTGTAATTCTCGTAGCAGTACTCACACCATGACTCGTTGTCTACTGTGTGCGTGTCATCATTACGAACCCCGTCATTACAGCGTTCGCATTGTGTCGCGCAACCCCAGCAGTACCACTCGTCAGCAACAAACTCACGACCTTGACCACTAACAGCAAAGACAGTCTGACACTCAAAGCATAAGAACGCACAATCCGTACAATAGACATGCTCGTTAATGATTAACTCATCTCCGTCATCTACTGTGCTACTGCAACTCGTACACTCTTTGATGTTGTCCTCATAGGTAACTTCCTCCATGTATCTCACCCCCTCTCGTTATCTTGTAGTCGTAGTATAGCATAGTGTTATGCCTTTGTCAATTCTCTAGC